CGTAAGATGATAAAGTAACTCTTGAAACTTTAAGTAATTTGAGAATTTCTTTGGATCTCATTATTGCAATTATAATAAATAAATTTATATACTTTTATATGGATTTACTACCCTGATAAATCATCATCAATCATATTTGTATAATTTTTAATAATGGTTGTTTTAATTTTTTCCATGACATTCAATGCTTTTTTATTTTTACTTTTGTCATATTGTCTACAAAATTTACGAATAGCACTTCTAAATTTTGTGGATATTGTATTTGACTTATTTAAATTATCACAATTTATTTTTGCATGTGTACCTATAATGAATACGATAGTGTAATATATATTTTGTGTCATTTTATTGCTTATAGAACGATGACCTAATACATGTTGTCCAAAAGCTGTATCAATTAAATAAAATATATCGTCTGTTAATTTTTTAAGTAAATTCATTTTGTTTAAATCATTTCTTAAAAAATTACAACGTTGCAATTTTGTGGGGATTTTTAGATTATTATTTTGTATCATGAACATAATATTGGCAATAATAACTTTATGACGTTTTGATTTGATATTTTTGGCAAATTTTTCAAGAACTTTAAATTTGTCATTACAAAATGAATCAAAGTAATTACTAATTTTTTGGTTCATAAAAAGTGAAGCTAATAATTCACCGGATCGCATTGCTACTCCATTTTGCATCCTGTGAAAAATATCAATTTGATCCTGATACGATAAATTAGTATATCTAACCACAGGAATTGATCTATTCAAAAAAAATAGATTTTTCTTCCGTGGTCATTATTCTAGCATTATCAGAGGAACCAACCGCACCTTTAAAAAATATGTAAATGTATGCATTTCACATACTTTTTATAAGGTGAGTTTGGGGTTTTCAACCCCAAATTTTTCATATTTATATGAAAAAGCCTCGTAAAAATACATGCATTCGTTTTTCTTTATCTATTTTTGCGAAGCAAAAAAGATAACAGAAACACTAGTGGTTTTAGTATTTCAAAATTGTTTCACAATTTTGAATACAAAACAACGCATATATTTTTAGAGAGCCGAATCATAAAATATTGACTCATCATCGCAATCATTAATATGATATGGAATTTCGTTTTTTTTAAATCTGACCAAAGATGTTATTCGTTGTTTTCCATCCATACAAATTTGAATTAATTCGCTTTCATTATTATTAAAAATAATTGCATTTGGTATAATGTTTCGCATTATACTATTGATAAATGCACTTTGTTTTTCATTTGACCAAACAATATCTCTTTGATATTCTGGATTTAAATTAATACCATTTTCTTTTTGTGAAGCCTGTATGATTATCGTATTAACATCAGCATATGTTGTTATTGCGTTAAATTTATCGCCCATATTTATTTTAATTTAAAAAAGTTATAATATATCATAGTATAATGTATTTTTTTTATAAAATAAATTATTAATTTCAATTTTTTAAATAATATTGAATTAAAATTTAACTTATAATCCACTCGCGGAAGAACGGCTCTCTAAAAATATATGCGTTGTTTTGTATTCAAAATTGTGAAACGATTTTGTAATACCAAAACCACTAGTGTTTCTGTAATCTTTTTTTTCTTCGCAAAAATAGAAAATACAAAAATTTGAATTTTGAAACGTTAAATACATCTATTAATTTTAGAACAAATTATACTTTTCCCACAAAGTAAATCAATCCAAATAAAACATTAAACATTAAACATTAAACATGACTTCAAATAAGATTGTTTTCGATGCGGAGTACACCAACATTATTTCTGATTTTGGTGTCAAATCAATATTGGAAAAAAGGTATGAAGGTTTGTTGGAAGCAATAAATTCAAATGACAATGTGGAGTTTTTCGATAATAGGCCAAATGGTGGTCAAGTTGGTCCATGGAAACTAACAAAAATCAGTAACCCAAAGTATGTTTTTGATTCAATGGTATTATATGAAACGTGCAATTACGAATCCAAAAAAAAGCGTTTAATACTGGTTTATCAAGTTCCTAGCTTGGGCGAATTATCGGGTGATATTGGTATACGTGCTAATAGCATTTTCCTTGCTGCCAAAAAAGAATTTGGTCTTTAATTACACATAAAAAAATAGATAATATGCATATTATTTATTTTTTTAGCTCAACAATATATTTTTTTTTTGGCATAAAATTTAATAAATAAATTAATTACAAATGAATAAATTTGTTACAAAAGTATTTTGGTTATATTTTTTTCCCAAGTGATTCCTCTATTGGTAGAATAATCTAGCCATTCTGCTTTACCCCATGTAATAACATCTAAATTATTTATTTGGATAGCGGTTTTTTCTGTAGTACATATGGTATAAACATTTTCTGGTTTTACTTTAATTCGCTTTGCACCAGGGATTTTAGATGCTTTGATTTCGATTCCATTGTACAATATTTTATGACCAGCTGTTACCAAGAAATCTTCATTTGGTTTATTTTCTCCAAGAGAATTTTTTTCTATTTTCATGTACCTAGTTATTGGTCCGGTTATAATGTTATGTTCGATCGATATGAATTTTTTATTTATTGTATCAAAAACTTCGTGCATATCGGGATAAACATCCTTTGCTTTAATTTCAGAGATTTCATCTGTTGATTTATTTTTTGTCAAAACTAATGATTCTCCAGAAAAACAAACTAATGAAAATTCAACTGCACCAATATCAACATTACCCGCAATAATACGCGGAAATCCAGGACCTCTCTGGTCATAAATGGTTCCAGGTGGTATATTAGCCACATTACCAGCGTTAATACAAGTTGATGCTATTTGCAAAGTCCTGGATTGTGTTGGTCCACCATAATTTCCCAAAGGATTAAGCAAAGGATCAATCGGTGTAATAGTATTACCAACCTGATCACCATTAACACCATTAATAAAACTAGTAGAACCGGTACCATCACCAATAAAATTAGATCCATTGGATATATATGGGCCCAAAATATCAGGAGTTAATGGCGGTGGTGATGATATATTTGATACCACATTTAGGGCTACGATAGTATTACCAAGACTACAATTTAAAGTTGTAACAGCAGTATCTTTCGCAATGCCACCACCAGAACCACCACTAGGACCAGGGCCGCCTCGTACAGAAATATTATTGGTAATTGTACAATTTGTTATAACTGCTGATTGATTTAATGAAGAATCTGTAAAAAATATACCACCGCCATTACCGAAACTAGCTGTATTACCATTAACAGTGCAATTAGTCATGGTTAAATTGTTTTGATTAAATACGCCTCCACCTGGTCCTGTGACAGTATTACCCACAGTAGTATTATTATATATACCACTATTGGTTATTGTCATAGTACCAGCATTATAAATAGCTCCTCCTCCCCGTAAAGTGGAAGTATTATTGGTAAATTCACAATATGATATATCACATGTGGCTCCAAGAACATTCAAAAGAGCACCGCCACCAAAACTACCAGCTGCCAAAGGAAAAACACAAATATTATTACTAAAATTACATAACGTGATAGTCAAATTACCACCATTTCTGATAGCACCTCCACCAAAAGTAGTCATGCGTCCATTTATAAAATTAAAATTGCTCATTGTAACATTACCACCATTAATATTAAAAATTCTTGCCACATTATTTCCGGAAAGGGTAATAGCCAATGGATTAGTATTAATAATTGGTAAATTTTTTGAAAATGCGATCACTGTTGCTAATGTTATTGTTGCTCCGGATAAGCTCATATCAAAATTAATGGTACCGCCAGAAGCAGTATCAATAACGGCTTGTCGAAGTGAACCAGCACCACTATTATTAATATTTGTTACGATTGTTGCCATACTGTGATTATTGAAGATTTTTGTCATCGAACCGGGTGTATTTGACACCTCAGATTCTTAAATTTTCAATATTTCTTCTGCATTTGATGCAATATTTTTTCCCATGAACATCATTAAAATATCCGGTGCGAATGGAAGAAGATGTAACGGTTCTGGAAATAATTCATAAATATTCATTATTTTGCGCCATGGTGCAACATTTTGCAAATAAACCTCAATTGAAATTGCCTCGATTTCTGTCCATGTTTCGCGTACTAATTTACGCCACTCGTCCCATAAATATTTCGCTAGACCCAATCCTCGTATTTTAGGATGTAATGCGAAATCCTCAATATGTAATGTTTGAGTTTTTGGTAAAATTGTTGCTATACATATTGCCACCACGAATCCAGTTTCGTCTCTTGCCAAATAGGACCGATAACAAATTCCTTGTTTTAAACATTCAATTATGGCATTTCTTTCTTTCTCGTGCGGTTCAACAATTTCCAATATATCTGTATATAATCGATAATCCTGGTTATGTTCCCAAATTAAAGTTTTGGTTGTCATGTTTTTATATTTGGTAATAAACCAATTTTTTTATTTGTATCATTGTCAAACACAATTAAAATCAATTTTTTAATTAATTGATAAAAAATGATTTTAAAAATTTTAACAACATGAACAATAATTTAACATTATTAAATGGAATATATTTTCGATTTGTTGCAAACTGTATATTATATTATTTTTTATTATTTTTATGTTGTTCCATTATATTGTTACAAAATATATACAAATAGATGGAGCAAAATAATAGTATCGATTTTTCCCGATACATCATGCCTCAAATGTATTCAATTAATGAATATATTTGATGAATTAAATCCAGAATATATTCGTCGTTATGGTAATATTGTCGGATTGTATAATTATCGAAAAATAAAACAGTCAGATCCGGATGCTAGAGATATTTATGAAGAACATATTTTTTGTGTTATTAATCTATGCAACAATTATTCACCCTACGTTCAGATATGCGAAGATTGTCTACCAGTTTTATAGATTGGAAACATTATTACTGGAAAAAAAATATAATATTAATCAATGTTATATATTTTTGTAACATACATGCACCAACAATTATTCGTGTAACAAATTATCAATAGATATACAAACAGCTTCTGTTACACCTTCATATTTAAACATAATTTTCATACCAGCACTGATTATAGAACTATTTCCAATTGGACCAGATTGAATTTTTAAATTTTTTTCGATATCATTGTCAGCCGATTGTATTAATTCTTTGATTTTACTAATAACTTGTTTTGTTATTTCTTCTGGTTCTTTTGTTGTTATGGCATAGTTTGATATTTGTGGAGGTTTATTTTTATCGGAAAAATAAAAGCAGTTTCCCGACCATTTAAGATCCATTTTTTGGAATATACTTGTTTGCTTTTGATAAAGAAACATTTAGCATTAATATAATCAATTTTTTATTGTAAAATAAATTTATAATAAAAAATTTAACCATGATAGAATAAATCTCCCAGCGAAATATTCTAATCATTTAGCTTGTCCCCAAGTCATAACATCCAAATTATTTATTAGGATGGCAGTTTTTTCTTCGGTACATATGGAATATACATTTTCTGGTTTTACTTTAATTCGCTTTGCACCAGGGATATTTAAGGCTTTGATTTGTTCGCCATTATACAATATTCTATGGCCTGATGTTATAAAGAAATCTTCATTTGGTTTATTTTCACCCAGGGAATTTTTTTCTATTTTCATATATCTTTTAGTTGATCCTGTTATGACATTATATTTGATAGGTATGAATTTTTTATTTATCGTATCAAAAACTTCGTGTATATCAGCGTAAACCTCTTTAGCCTTAATTTCAGAGATTTTATCTGTTAATTTATTTTTTACCAAAACCAATGATTCTCCCGAAAAACAAACTATTCCGAATTCGACAGCACCAATATCAACATTACTGTTAATAACACGCGGAAATCCAGGACCACGTTGATCAAAAATGATTCCAGGTGGTATATTAGCGATACTACCAGCATTGATGCAAGATGATGCTGGTAGTAAAGTCCTACTTAGTGTCGGTCCACCATAATTTGCCAACGTATTAAGCAAGGGATTAACACCAACCTGGTCTCCATTAACACCATTAACAAAACCAGTAGAACCTGAAGTAATAAAAATAGAATTATATCCATTTGACACGTACGCACCAGAAACCTCGGGACCCGATGCTGATGATCCTATGGCAAGATTATTGAATATGATCGTATTACCTATACTGCTATTTAAAACCGTAGCACCGCTAGCTCTTCCAATGCCTCCTCCAAAACCACCAACATTAAAAGGTCCGCCCCTGGTTGCGGTATTATTAGTAATAGTACAATTGGTTAGTACTGCTGTTTCACTAATTACATCATTAGCTAAAGCTACTCCACCTCCAAAACCAAAAGTGGCCATATTTTGAACGACAGTACAATTAGTCATAATTAAATCACCAGAACTATATACACCTCCACCTGGTCCTGCGGAATTATTACCAGCTGCAGCAGTATTATTCGTAATACTACAACCGATTATCGTACACGTACCAGCATTATAATAAAAAAATAGACATAGCCAAAAAATTATTATCAAAAAATCATAAATCAAAAAAGAAAGCCAACGAATTATACATAAATAATACTAACAAAAAACAACAAACATCCAAAAGGATAAGGAAATTACTTATCAAAAGAGAAAATAAAATAAATGATTTTTTTAATAAAGTAGCATCAAAAATTAATACAAAATATAGAGATTGTGAAACAATAATAATAGGATACAATAAAGGATGGAAAACGAATGTAAATATGGGAAGA